ACATTGGAAAAGTCATATTCCCGAAGGTGAACCTGATATAGATGATGAGTATGGTAAAACATGGTTTGATCCAATCTACAAAGAAATTGATCAACTATCTATTCTAATAGAAGGGATAAAGAAAGATCCTAACGGTCGTAGACACCTACTCACTGCGTGGAATCCAGGTGAGTTAGATCAAATGGCACTGCCACCATGTCATGTATTATGCCAATTCTATGTCAACAAGAATAAAGAATTATCTTGCCATATGTACCAGCGTAGTGTGGATGTGTTTCTTGGCTTACCTTTTAACATTGCTAGCTATGCGTTATTCACTCATTTAATAGCACAAGTATGTGGTTTGGGTGTTGCTGAATTAGTCATTAGTACAGGTGATACACATATCTATACTAATCATGTTGAACAGGTTAAAGAACAATTAAGCCGTGCTCCATTACCACTACCTACATTGAAGATTAATCATACTATTAAAAACATAGATGATTTTTCACCGAACGATATTGAGTTAGTTGATTACAAGTGCTATACTGCTATCAAAGCAACTATGGCAGTATGACACCTGAATCAGACATAATTGAATGCGTAGTGCATACCATTCAAATGAGTGATGTAGAAGATCCTGATTTATTTGTTGCTGATCCTATTTGTAAATGGCAAAAAACAGAAGAAGGTAAATGGATTATGCAACATAGTAACCCTACTCCAATTTGGAGAAGATACCATGATCCAAATAATTATGGATATTCATACTCTATTAATGCCTTTTTAAAATCAAAAGATTATGTATTTTGGAGTTTAAAGTTTAAATGAATATATTAGTAACAGGTGGATTGGGACTCATCGGACACAATGTAGTCATACGATTACAACAATTAGGACATCAAGTTTCAATAGTTGATAACAAAACTAACTATGGTATTATTCCTCAAGCTGAAATTGATTATCTTATACGAGAACGAGAAAAGAAGATTGGTGATAAGAGTTTTGTTTATACTAAAGATATTTCAAATGCTGATGATATAGATAAAATATTTAATATTGAAGAACCTGAAATTGTTATTCATATGGCTAGCTTTCCTAGACAGAAAGTAGTTAATAGTAACCCAGCATTAGGTAGTCGTACAATGAGTGAAGGGTTACTTAACTTGTTAGAAACCTGCAACAAATACGAAGTACGCAAATTCATCTATATGAGTAGCAGTATGGTATACGGAGACTTTACTGATGATGTGAAAGAAGATGCTATTTGCAAACCACAGGGTCAATATGGTATAATGAAACTAGCAGGTGAATGGCTGGTTCGTGATTATTCTCGCAGAACTAATCTTGTACACACTATTATTCGCCCAAGTGCAGTGTACGGACCGTTAGATGTTGAAGATAGGGTTATTAGTAAATTCTTACTTACTGCTATGCGTGGTGGAGTATTGAAAATAAACGGTGAGAAAGAGACACTGGACTTTACCTATGTAGATGATGCGGCTGATGGAATTGTTGCTGCTGCGTTAAGTGACAATACAGAAAACAAAACTTACAATATTACAAAGAGTCATAGTGTTACCTTACTTAAGGCTGCACAGATGGCATTATGTTTAGCAGGTGGAGGTCAGTTAGAAGTTAGAAGTAAGGATGCTGATTTCCCAAGTCGCGGCGCATTGAATATTGATGCTGCTAGACAAGATTTTGGATATGACCCTAAAGTTGACGTAGAAGAAGGGTTTCAAAACTACTACAATTGGCTAATTGATGATATGTATTTCAATAAAGATAAATATCTAAATGTTGATAATATCATTCTTACCTAACTGGGTATTTCATCTATTGCTTACAGCCGGTATATTGGGTACAATAGCCGGCTTTGTTTTGGGCATGATTCCTTTAATACAAAAGTACATATTCCCTATAAGAATTATTAGTATATTATTATTATCTTTTTCATTGTATATAGAAGGTGGTTTGTCTAATGAAGAATCTTGGCAGTTAAAAGTTAAAGAGGTAGAAGCTAAACTAGCACAAAAAGAAGTGCAAAGCCAAGCAGAAAATGTAAAAATTATAGAAAAAGTAATCACCAAGACAGCATATATAAAGACCAAGGGTCAAGATATTATCAAATACCTTGACAAGGAAGTAGTGAAAGATAATGAGGTAATCAAATATGTTGAAACATGTCCTGCTATACCGCAAGTTATACTTAAATCAGTAAACGAAGCAGCAACTATCCCGCATCAAGCAACAAAATGAAATATTTAATTATACTATCTACAGTTTTATTAGCATCTTGCAGTACTCCCGTACCATTAACTCCTAAATTTCCAGAGGCCCCTGCCACATTGTTATCAAGTTGCCCCAAACAATTAGAGAAAATTGAAGGTGATTCCGTCACAATAGTTGATTTTACTAAAAGTGTAGTTAAAAATTATGCCACTTACCATGAATGTGCTGCTAAGTATGACGGTTGGATTGAGTGGTATCAGATTCAAAAAAAGCTATGGACTGAATCTAACTAATCCATAAATAGTGATAAATACACTATAGTTTAGGATTTAGACATGACTCAAGAAATAATCAATATAGGCGCACAACCCAATGATGGGGAAGGCGATCCGTTACGCACAGCCTTTGCAAAGATTAACAATAATTTTACACAGTTATTCAGTACTGGATTTTTCACTTCAAATGCATATTCTACTGGAGATACTGCTGGACAAGTTATATTTACAACCCCAATTGAAACTTTTACACAGGGCATTATTCAGATTAATTCTAATGATACCTCCTCAACCGACACTGAAAACATTACATTAAATGTATCTGTAGTTAATGACGGCAGTGATTTAACATGGATTGGACACAGTACATTATTTTTTGGTAATGTTTTAACTGGTTATGACTTGGATATTTTTGAATCAAATGTTCGCATATTAGTTAATCCATTGATAGACACTACAATCTTTCACTTTATATCTGCACAGATTACTTGGACAGGAGTTCCTGTTCCTGGATTGAACTTGATTACCAATAGTGCAGTTGACCCTCGGATAATAGACACTGAAAACAATTTTAGTATACAGACTGAAAATCAAATAACAGTATGAGAGCAAAAGAATTTATAACAGAAGAACGTGCTGCATTATCAGTTGATGTTGCTAGAGCAATGCCGGGCACCTATACTATTCCAGGATTGCCCAATAGTGATTTCTATAAACAATATCGTTTTGGAGTAGCACTAGCAGGCGCTCGTGGTCAACTAGAAAGACAGCAAGATAGTATTCCGCCTTATAATTTTGAAAAAGAAACTCCATGGGGAGAGAACATGATTGTAAGTTCATACATGGACGGTGAAATTGAAAAAGACATTGACTATGCTATGAAAGAAACAGGTGTTCCTGGTAGTAAAGTATTAATCAGCACTACGAAAAGCGAAGAAGCACCGGGCGTAGATAAGACTAGTCCAGTAAAAGCGTTTAAAGGTTATCCAAAATGAGAGCAAGTGAATTTTTAAGTGAACAACGCACCATTGGTACACCTACTAAGCGTCAATCTTTTGCCATGCGTGGATTGCATAAATTTCGTGACCCGGGCGGATATGATCGCACTTATGAATTAAATCGTATTATGATGGCAGTTGCAAGTGCAGACGGGACTACCCCATTAGAGATAGATGCCGAAACATGGAGTGGTCGTTATAACACCGCTCATCCATATACTGATATAGAATCTAAAATGCTTAAACAAGCATATAAAGCTGTAGGTAGTGACATTGTAGATTTAAATCATGGTGATGATGAAAGTATAGAATTACCTGATACCAATACGCAAAGTATTGTTAAACCCTTTAAAGGTTACAAAAGAAAATAAACGGTAACATAATCCTAGAATAAGTAATTATAACAAATTACAGGATTCTTGATGATTGACATTAACAAAACACTAGACTTAATAAAACTTAAATTCTATAATGAATATCTCTATCAGGCCCATATCTATGCTGAGGGTGATAGTCCAATGCACAAGGGGTTAACTGAACAAGTTGTCAACCAATACATTGACCCATTAAATCTCCCTAAAAATAGTAAAATATTAGATTTAGGATGTGGTCCTGGTTACTTCTTAGATGAAATGAAGTCACGTGGCTATACTGATTTAATTGGGGTATCCTTAAGTCCTGAAGATATTAAAATATGTGAAGATAAGGGTCATAATATTAAAAAATATGATTTAAGTTTCATTCCGCAAAGTGAAGGTTACTATGATGAATCAGTAGATTTTATATTCTTGCGTCATGCATTAGAGCATAGCCCATATCCTATCTTTAGTTTAATGGAATATAATCGTATTCTTAAGCAGCATGGTAAGATTTATATTGAGGTTCCGCAACCCGATTGTGAAAGAAAACACGAAGAAAATTTAAATCATTACAGTATTCTAGGACAAAATCAACTAGCAGCATTGATTGTACGCACCGGATTTAATATTGATAGATTTGAACACTTTGAAT